AGGCAGTGATGCTACCAAGATTGTAGCAGGTGAATGGAAGAAACTCTATCAACTTAAGAAGGGTTTGATTGATGATGAAGATCTATCGTTTGTATTACCTGTACAAATGGGAATATATACCGAGGACTTTAATAGAGATTGGTTTACAGCTCATACAGATCTACCAGTTAAAGAGGTAGACAGTACACTGAAACATAAGAAGCATGACTTTATGTTAGCTAACTTAGATGGACTTGTATTGAATGAAAACCTTAAACCAATAGGTGTGTTTGAAGCTAAGCATGTCCATGCATTTACTAAAGATGATACTATACTTGAAAAGTATTACGCACAAATACAACACTATATGATTGTGAGTAATCTACCTCAAGCCTGGCTATCTGTTATCTTTGGTAATAACAAATGGAAGTCATTTCATATCCAAGCAGATAAGAAGTTTCATAAGAAACTAATACAGGCAGAGGAAATGTTTTGGCAACATATTATTAATGATGAAGAACCTGCTGATTATGTAGAGTTCAGTTCTATAGGAGGAACTAATGACTGATAAAATACTAAACGAACCAAACAAAAGATATTGGAATCAACTAAAAGTTACTGATCCTAGCTTTACTAAAAAGATTAACAAAGGTTTTGGTGAGCTTACAACTATTGATCCAATGTGGCAGATTGGAAAGATGACAGAAGTATTTGGTCCATGTGGTATTGGTTGGGGTTGGACATGTGACTATACATATACTGATTCAAATGTATTTGCAGAAGTAAGTGTATGGTTAGAAACACCCATACAAATATACGGACCAGTATCTTCAGTACAATCATTACATAAAACTAATGGTAAATTAGATGATGAGTGTACTAAGAAAGCTATGACTGATGCATTAACTAAAGCATTATCACATGTTGGTGTAAGTGCAGATGTATTCTTAGGGATGCATGACAACAGTAAGTATGTTGAGAAAGTTAAAGCAGACATTAAATCAAACGTAGATAAATCAAAAGTAAAGGAGATAACGAATGATTAATAAAGTAATACTAGTAGGTAGACTAGGTGTAGATCCAGAGATCAAAGCTACCAGTAAAGGTGATGAGTATGCTAACTTTAGTTTAGCAACATCAAAGAAGATTAAAACTAAGGATGGTACGTGGCAAGAGAAAACTACTTGGCACAAGATTACAACCTTTGATCCTAATCTTACTAACACTATCAAACAATATGTAACTAAAGGTACTATGTTGTACCTGGAGGGTGAGATAGATGTATCAGAATATACTGATTCTAATGGTAATAAAAAGTATAATACTTCTATCATTATACCAAGAGTCACTGGTGTTATGAAGATGCTAGGTGGCAAGGGTGATGCTAAGCAGAAACCTGCTAAAGACATCAATGATGATCTACCAAATGATGACATCCCTACTGAAATACCCTTTTAAAGTTTCGCTGTAGGCGAAAGACTAAGGTGCTGATACTTTTTTATTAACTATAGTATGAAAGGAAATCCAAGGATTCATGTATATACCCCTAGTATTGGCACCTTACAAATGATAGAAAGACTTTATGAAAATGATTATTAAAGGAGAACTTGACGAGTTAGTAGATACTCTTACTGACTACAGTACTTACTTAAAACAATTCGGTTATGATACCGATACTATTTTTGCAGCATATGCCATCATGGCAGCTTCGCTATCAGGCAAAAAGATCAAGAAGAATCACACTACAGATGCTATCAAAGAACGTATGACTGAACTCAATGTTGTTCAGGTTCGTGCTTCTGGTACAGTTCATTAGCATATTCCACTGCATCAAAATTATGATGTTCCCAAAACCTATGTTCTGGTTTATACTTACCCCATGTCAGATCTGAATGGTGTTCAAAACACAATGGTACTACAAGCTGATTAGATCTATTATGTTGAACCTGGCTACCACGTAGATGATGAACGTTCATTGGAGTATTTGACATACAACCTGGTACGCAACATCCGTACTCTATAATTTTTAAAAAATATTTTTTATCTTTAGACGTATACTTTGCCATCCCATGAACCATCCTTCCTCAATAACATTGGAACAATAGATGGTACACCATTAGTAATAACACCACAAGATAAGATTGGTTTAGCCATATTAACTTTCATGTATGCCATAGCCATAGACTTCTTATCTACAAGACAACCAACAGACATACCCCAGTTAAGATGGAAGTCATTACCTACATACTCTATATTTGACTGGGTATGATAGTGCCCTTGGACAACTGAAGCAGACATCATCTGTACTGCCTTCACAATATTCTTAGATACTTGATGTGCAAAGTAAACTCTACCCATAGCAGTATCTTCCCAATGAGATTCTTTCCATACCCAACCATGACCTACATCTAGTATTTCATTATAGTCTTTCAGAAAGAACTTAGACATACCCTTTGCCATAGCACGTCTGAGTACCATAGATCCATGATTAGATTCTAGTATAGTCATTACAGGAAACATAGACTCTAGTTTCTTCATATGATATCTACCAATCTCTAGTTCATCAGCTGGACTAGGTAGATCTGGATTGATTACATGAGAAACATTAATTGAGTGCCAATCCATTTCGTCTCCGATATGAATAACATTCGTAGGATTATACTTAGCAGCCAAAGACTCCAAGAACCTATAACTATCAGGGTGATGATAAGGCACATGCAGGTCAGAGATGACCAAAATTCTATCGTTTTTTCCTGTTTTAAGAGCCGTAGAAGGGGTACTTTCACTCTTTCTAGGTCTACCCCTACCCCTTTTTACTATCTTTGAATCTGTCTGCGACTTTCTCTGCTGATCTTCCAACTGTATATCCTCCTATCCCTACTAGGATAATGTTTAACAGAGAGTTCTGTACAGACTCTGGAATGTTTGGTGCAGTAAATCCAAACCAATGAGCTACCATCAAACCAGCAAAGACCAACATCATGATTGGTCGCCAGTTTCTTTGTAAGAATCCTCCCTGTGCTTCTGTTTGTATAATCTTAGCAGCACCTTCTAAGTGTGCCAGTTCTCCTGCTATAATCTTTTCTTGTACTTTAGCTTTAAGTTTGTCAGCCTCTCCCTTATTATCGACAACTTTATCAATAGTTTTAAAGACTGCTCCAGCGATAGGTCCGAGTAAATTAAGCATTGATTCCCTCCATTACTGAAGCTAGAGCTTTCGCTCTGTTTGGTGTTTGATTTGCCCATCTGGAATCTAACATTTCCCTGGCACATTCCGAGTACCTTTGTTCTTTAAGATTAGATAAAGCACCTTTGAATTTAGATACACCACCTTCACCCATTTGAAAAACCATTTCGATAATAACTTCACGAGCTGTGTCATCAATATCATAGCCATCAAGAATCCTCGAAGCACCATCAACTGCATTTTGAAAATCACTCTCAAATAAAGCCTCCCATCCATTTCTGTCTGTCGGTATATCTTCACCAGGTATGATCTTATGTCCATACCCACCAGTTTCAAATCCCAAAGTATCTCGGTATACAGTTTCGCAATACCCTTCATGTTCTTTAATCCTCCCTTTTAAATTAGAATACATTGTCTTTAGTTGTACAGAATCCTGTTACAAACAAATCCTTTTCATTAGCTAAAGTATATTTAAAATTATCCACATATGCAAGGCACTGTGGAACTGTATCAAATGACTCTGTTAAGGGTTCTGTTATACAAACCTCCTCCAATGGAGAGTATAACGATTGCACACAAGCAATCATAATCAGGTATACTTTCATACCTAATATAATATAGAGATTATTATTCCTAGTAAATTAGAGAATACCAAGAATCCAACACTCCATAACACTTTCTTAATCATGTTCATATCTTTTTCAATATGATATAGGTGATTGTTTTGAATAGTATTTAAACGCTCAGAAATAACAGCTACTTCTTTATCAAGATTAGCTAGTTTTTCTGTGTTATCCATTTAAGTTCTCTTGTTGCAATTCTTTATGTTTTTCTTTTAAAGCTATTATTTCGTCTATAGGTAAATTAATTAATCCAGTTCGTAAAGAAAAATTTCTATCATACGATCCAGTTAATCTTTCATGAGCAAGAGCTAGTTGTTCTTCTAAATCTTTAATTCTTTTCTTAGCTTTTCTTAATAACTGTTCTACTTCTTTTTGTGTACTCATATTATCCCTTCTTCCTAATAGATTTAATGAACTCATATTCTACACCATTAATAATCTTAACGTCAATCTCAGCTTCTACTTCCCCACATACAATCTGAGCGTCTTTCATATTACGTTCCATCACTCTTTTATTCTTTAAACACTCACTAAGAGAATCTTGGATAGTATGTTCTATTAATGAACCACCAGTAAACAAACATAAAGCTAATACTGTTTTAATGACCATTGGCTCTAATCTTATCCTTTAATGATTCAATATCACTTAATGCTTTTTCCATGTCTGTTTGTAATCTCATAATGTTTACTTTGTTATGTGCCATGTTTTCTAAATCTTCTACAACACCTTCTACTTGACCAGAGATAAACTCTAATAACATAAACTGTTCCTGATCTACAGGCGTTTGGTCAGCAGCTTTAACTAGATCAGCTTCAAATAATGTCTGTCTAGTTTCAATGTTGTTTAATCTTTCTATAATACCAAAGTAACCATATACAGCAGCAGCTGTACCAACTATTAAACCTATCAGATTCTTTATAGGTAAACCTATTTCTGTTTTATCTGATAGACTAGGCATTACTTACAAATACAATCGTAACCTTCACAACACTCACACATTATGGTTTAGGTATATCTGTTTTGACTGTAGCAATCGCATCTTTCCAAGTAGTAGTTCCGTCTACAGAATCATGATACTGCATATCTAACTGGTCTTGGATTGACGGATAAGCATCTGCTCTATCTCTTTGATACTGCTTGTTGTCATAATCAGTTTGTAACTCAGCTTTCTTTGCTGATACTTGACTCCATGTAAAATCATGTGTGTCTTTGTAAATGGCACTGCCATTATCATCTGCACCAGAGATATATTTTACATTAGCTTCGTACTCAGCTTGATTGCTAGGTTCACCATTGACTACTACTTGAGCATTTGCATCAAGAGCTTTGATTGCACTTATTAT